AGTGATACCATCTAATACATTTATCTCTGTGGCTGTAGCTGTGACTGCTACATCCTCGTTAATCTTAGGAGAGGTTAAAGTTTTATTAGTAAGTGTGTCTGTTGATACAAGAGATACTAGTGTTGAACTAGAACCTGCAGGTAATAACATAGTATTTGTAACACCTGCAGAATGAGGTTGAGCTTGAACTGTTTGCCCATGACTGTTGCTTTCACAGTTAAAAACTATTGCACCTGAGTTAGTGTTACCTCTTACAACAACTGTACCTGTTCCGTTAGGAGCTAAGTCAAGAGTAGCGTTAGAGGTAGTAACAATATCACTTCCGTTAAGGTCTAAGTTACCACCTAACTGTGGTGAAGTATCTTCTACAATATTAGATATGTTACCTGCTACACCTGTACCTGCAATAACAGTAGACCTAGTAATTTTTTTAAGACCACCACCTGAAGTATCTACAGCTAAAAATACGTCATCATCTGCTACTGTAGAGATTTCTGACAAAGAAGTTACTACGGTAGGATTAAAGTTTGTACCGTCTGCAATAAGTAAAGCACCTGCAGTGTTAGTAGCCATTGTAAGATCATCACCACTAATAGTAAGATCACCACCTACAACTACATCACCGTTAAACGTAGCTTTACCTGCAAGAGCCATATCAATGTCAAGAGCAGTAATAGCACTAGAACTATCTGTACCTTTAATAGTAAAGTTTTTATCTGCTGTTTCTACAGTAAGTACTGCATCACTAGAATCGTTTTTAAGAGTGAGGATAGATGTACCAGAGGCTTTAAAAAACACTTCATTTCCTGCAGCATCAAGTATAATATCACCACCTGAATCTAGTGTAATGTCTGTTCCATCGTTAGTAATTGTGTCAAGGGCAATGCTACCAACGTTTGTAATGTCAGCATCACCAAAAGAAGTAGCTCCTAATGTAGTAGAACCAGATACAGTTAAAGCATCAATACTAGCTGTATCAATGTTAGCTGTACCATCTATGTACAGATCTTTAAACTGTAATGCACTAGAACCTAAGTCTACATCATCATCTGTTGTAGGTAGTATAGAACCGTTGTTAAATGTAACTTGTGTCTCACCACCAGTAGTAATTGTAATTACGTCAGAGCCACTAAATGCTATGCTTGTATTAGAGTCAGCATCACCTGAGATACTGTCTAGGGATATGTCACCTGCGTTGGTAAAGTTAGCATCACTAAGATCAAACGTACCTGTTACATCTAAGTTACCACCTACAGAAAGATTACCTGATATATCAACAAGACCATTAATGTCTATTGTTGTAGCAGCAATCTGTATTTCTGTATCCGCAACAAGATCAAGCTGACCATCTGCACTAGAGTTAATGTAAATAGCGGTATCACGAAACTGTAGTTTTTCTGTAGAGGCAATAAGAATGTCATCAGAGTACTCAAAGTAGTCTTCATCTTCCATCCACTTAAATACACCATCGTTACTCTCACCATCAAAGGTAACTGTAATATCAGTACCTGTTGTAGCATCACCGATAGTAATGTTAGTTCCTAGCAGTTTAGTAATAGGACCACCTTCAGCAGCAGTACCATCGTGAGTGTGTCCTGTGCTTGCTGCAAAGGCAGCTAAAAGTTGATCATATTCATTATTAAACAGATCAGCAGTAATTACATCACCGTCTGTAAAAGTAGATTGTCTTGTGTATGTATTACCCATCTAACGCCTTGCTCCTACTTGATACTCTAATTGAAATCCTTTAAGGGAATATGGTGCAGTTTCTCCACCATCATGTATTCTTAATGCCACAGTAAAACCTGAACCCTCAACTGATTGTCTAACTAGTGGCTGTGAAGGACCACCAAATACAAACTGTGCTGCACTACTAGAGGTACTAAAAACAGCATTACCAAACTGTGCGGCAATTTGAGAACTGTCTAAAGCATATGGTGCAGGTCTAGCTGAGTCTGAGGCTTCATTGTCGTAACGAACTATTAAGTCTGCATCAATAGCTGACTCAGGTTTATAGTTAAGAATAACTCTCTGCATGTGTTTTCTAACACCAGTGTCACCAAAACTTAAATCAGGGCTTCTATATCTAGCAAGTATTGCTGTACCGTCAAAGGTATTACCCTCTTCTTGCCTATGTATAAACCCTGAGAAATCTCCATGTAATACTAAAACATCACCATCTACAACTAGGGTGTCAGTAGCTGATGGTTTTATTCCACGTATCTCAGAGAACTCAAATTTGTCTGCTCTTCTAACGCAAACAATACCCCTACTTAAATTATCACCCTGTCCTGCTTTAGAAAAGAATATTCTATACTGTGTTTTGTCTGGTATAACAACACTATCAAATACACTAGAATCTTTAATGTTTTTATCAAAAATAGACTGTACGTTTTGTGTAATAGCACCAAGAGCCGTATCACCAATTCTTGCAGTAGCAGCAACAGTCCTAAGTCCATCAGGACCAAGGAATAATAAATCACCTGCAAATTCCTGTATAGTATCTCTGTTTACACAACCAATATCTCTAGTAACAGGTTGTATGGCAAAGTCACTAAGAGTAGAACCTGTTAGTTTAAATATTCTATTTTCACAAAATATAAACAACGCATCTCTAAATACTTTTAATCCGACAATATTGTCATCTACTTTAATAGTACCTGCACCATCGTTTGCAGTAAAACCGTCCTCATCAAAAGGTTCACTAAACACTAAGGTCTGAGGTGTAGTAGACTTACCTGCATAAAACATATGTGCTTTAAACACAGTAACTATTGTAGAACCTGATACAGAACTTTCACTAACATCTGTTGCAGTCATAGAAGAGTTAAATATAGTAGGAGCATTTGCACCATCTACAACAATAATCTTTTCATTACCATCAAAGTTGTATCGTTCAAAGTCATACTTAGTTGCACTAGTTCTACCAGAATCTCTTTCAGTCCAAGACTCAGATGCTACATCGTTAATAGCATGGGCTGCTGCAGTAGTGCTTGAAGTAGCACGAGTTACTCCTGTAAAGGTAGTAGATGTAATTCCTGTATAAGTAAATATTTCACTGTTAATTTGTAGTGTACCACTAGAGGAAAACCCTGTAGTAGAATCTACATTAATAGTTCCCGATCCAGTCATAGCAGTTGTAGAAAGTATCTTTGAAGAAAGCTCAGTAGAGCCACAACTAAAAATCTTTTCACCTCTAGCTGCTACAACTTTATTAGCAAAACTTGCAACCATAAGTACGTTTTCACTAGAGTCAGATGTTTGGGGAACTATATGATTAACAAATTTACGGAAACCATTTATTCTTCTGTAGCCACCCTCAATGTCAGGCTCAAAGTTTTCTAACTCTAATGCTTCTCCTGGTTGCATTAAGAAAGTAGAACGGTTTAAAACTAAACCGCCCTCACAGTTAAATGCTGCAGGTTGAGCCTGAGAATAATCTGGCATTATGAAATAACTCCTGACATAAAGTTAGCAGAACCTCTAGGAGTTATAAGAACTGTTGATCTTATATACTCATACTTGTTGATTAGCAAGCTCTGCATATTCTTAATGCCTTGCTCAAACCTACCAAAGTTTAACTGATACTGTTGCATCTCACCACGATACTGATATACAAATGCTGTAGCACCATCTACAATTACAGGACCAAACCTATCTGGTATACTTGTTGTATCTCCATGTGCAGATAGATCAGATGGAAATGTAAAGTAATCAAACGCAAGTGTATATTGTTTATCTGGAAAAGGATAAAGTAAATAATTATTATCAGGAGTACGTACTATGTTTCTAGGTACACCACCATTGTCAAACTGTGTTACTGTCGTACCATCTGCATGTAAAGCAGCAGTTGTACTGTTAGCACCTCTAGTGCAACCTGTAAGATCATTACCTGAAACACCTGTGTAAGTTACTTGCTCTCCACCAATGTATACTTTACCTGATGTAGCAAAACCTGTACTAGATGTTAAAGTAAGAGTTGTTACAGAACTTGAGTGCGATCCATTTAAAGTTGTTGATTCAATCTCGTCTTCTTGATTAGCATATTCTTTTTGGATATACTCATTATAATTAAGTGCGGTTAAATTATTCCCTGAGTTACCAATGTCATCATCTTTTTTAATTCTTGCGGTATTATAATCTACTGACTTAGTGCTTGTAGGTAAACTATACCTTACTACACCTGGAGTTAATGTAGAACTATTAGAGGCATGATTAAAAGAATAACCAAACTCTCTTTGATTAATATATCTTATTGATTCATTAACTGCATTTTGACATTGTACCTGCACCCCTCTAGCGTTGGCAAATGTAGTAGATGTAAGCACTACTTCATTCATGCGTGTAATAACATCGTTAGTTAATGAAAGAAATGTCAAAGCCATATTGTTTCCTTTAGATAAGCTAAGAGGGCCAACCTAAGTCAGCCCCCAAAGTTATTTTACAGTAAGTCACGTTGTGCGACTGCAGCTTCTGTCATTGCGGCAGAAACATCTACAACCACTGCGTAGACACGTAAGCGTCCAGTTGCAGCAGCAGCACCTGCGATTGTAACATCAATGGTATCAGCAGTACCCACAAGAGCCAAAGACTCAGCAGCATATGTAGATGCTGCACCTGTGTTAACGATGTTAGCTTCACCGTTAGAACCTTTTACAAGGTATGTACCTGCAGCATCATCTAGTGCTGCACCATCAATGATATCATCTCCACCACCAAAGTCAATGTTACAAGTACAACTTGCAGTAAAAGACTTCATAATTTCAGCACCTGCAGCAATCACAATTGATTCAGCAGGAACTTCTAGTAGTTGAAAGATGTCACCGTTAGCAATAGTAGCACCTGCAGTAATCATAGCATCAATGTCTAAGATTGCCTCCATAGTGCGTACTGTATTTCCTATTACAGTGGGAACAGCAAGAACGTCTGCACCAACACCTGCAGTAGAAGCGAGAGTCATATCAAAAGTAGCCATAAGTTATATCCTCCCTTACGCTGCGTTATAACGAGCAGTTACGATTGCTTCAGGACGAAGAATCTTTCTGCCGTATAAATGCATACCACGAACAATGTCAGCAAAGCTGTCTTGATCACGATATGTTTCTGTCTTATTGATCTGCTCTGCAGTTGCAACAGCAGAATCATGTCCTGCAACAATAACTCCCAAATTAGTTAACTGGTTAGCTGTGCCTGTTGTTCCAGGTCCAGTGCCAAGGGCAGGTAGATTGGAAGACGTATAGACACGAAAACCGTGAAAGTTATTGATGTTTAGACCATTACGTAGTCCACCTGATTCACCGAAGTCAGCGTTCATAAAACGTGAGTCTTCATCAGCTAGGATTTCCATGAATACTGGATCTACTACAAGCCATCGACCTTGTGAGTCAACTTGCTGTTGGTCTAGCAAACGTTTCATGCGTGATATAATCATCGCAGGAGAAACAGTTGCTGTTGGTAGTGCTGTTGCACCTGGTAGACGTGCTGCTACAGGAATTGAGTGAGTAGCTGCAGATGACGTTGTAATGTTTCCAAAGTCACCTTTATGAAGCTGCATTGAAGAAAGCAGTTCATTTGAACCTGCAGTAGACACAGCTTTAGTACCATTAACAGTTGAGTTAAGGCCATCAGCTTGGCTATGCAAAGAACTTTGTGCGTAACCAGACATGTACCCAAGAACTTCTTGGTCATACTGATCAGCCAAACGATATGCAGCACGGTTGCTTGCTAAATCCATGAAGTTTATATGTGAGTGTGCTTCCTCTATATCGTCCATCTTAAAAGCATAGTAGTTGGCTTTATCAATAACGAGTGAGAAATCTTCATCCTCAAGGTCTTGTGCTGTAACCTGTGTACCCCTCGCATATTCCGAGACAGAAATTTCAGGTTCTTTGATAATTTTCACTGTATCACCTTGGGCAGAAATCTCCCCAAAATAATCAGAGTTAGTTACATCTCCTACTACGGTAGACTTGCGGAAAGCAAGCTGTACCTGTTTGGAGTAGATTACTGGACTAAAATTACCATTAGGTAAATTGCCGTAACCTGTTGCGGTTTTAAAAGCCATAATAGTTCCTCCTATAAAGTTTAGGCTTAATTATAAGCTAAACATTATCACATAGAGGCTGTACATTTTCTAGGGTGCATATTACTATCAGTTGGCCTACCGATAATTTTATGGGCCTATACTTGGACAGGTAAGTCTTACGTATTGTTTAGTCTATTAAATATTGTATTACATTATTAGGTAGGCTTAGATGCGGCTAATAATGATTATACATATAGTTATACCATATAAATTTTATTTGTCAATGGTATTTTATCGTGCAGAACCAGACATGTCATAGATAAACTTGCCAGTTCTTATTGCTTCCATAATCGCATCGGAAGCTCTTTCGTATTGTTGCGGTGTCATTTTCGCAACTTGCGATTCTTTAAATGCACCATCGTTGTTATCCGTATTAGGTTCACTACGACTAGTGCGGCTGTTTACTGAACGTGCAGCATCTTTATTGTCTGCAGGTTTTTTTGTTGTAATGTTCATATCTGCTTTGTACAAATCAATTGCACGACTTGCAGAACGAGCATCGGTGTCATTTTCATATAAAGCATTTTGAACCCAACTAGGCTGTTCCTCTGCCCAGTTATGAAAGTCATCACTGTCTCGTATAGTACTAAAGTCAGGATGAATCTTTAAAAGTTCTACTTCTGCTCTTTCACGAGATGCTGTAGCTTTCATCTCATCTATTTCTTTTTTAGTATCTTCTAATCCCTGTGATTGCTCTCGTGCTTTTTTAATTGCAATAGTTTCTACGATAGCTGCTACATCAGGATATTCTTTTGCCCATGCATCAATGTCTTCATCAGACTTAGGTAACTTGATTTCACTTTTAGTAGACTCAGTTAGCTGTTCTTCTAATACCTTGATACGCTCTTCATAATCTTTATCTTTGTTTTGTTGATGTCTACGTAGATCACCGTAACGTTTTTTAAAACTTTTTTCTTCTGCATTAGCAGGTTCAGCCTCTTGTGCCTCTACCTCTGGTGCTTCTTCTTTGTTTTCAAGTAGTTCTTTTAGTTCTTTCTCATCTTGTTCTATACGATTTGAGTTAGCACTTTTTCTATCTACAAATGCAACCTTTTTGGGAGAGGTTACTTCTCCTGCCATAGCGGTAGTATTCATTATACTTCTTTCTTTCTAGGGCCACCGTAGCCATGTTGGATGGGGGATGGGTAGCTAGTCTAATGTGGATTATATTATTATATGTAGGTTAACCCACTACACCTTACATATTATCTTCCACCAATATTCCGCACATTTCCTGCGGAATCTGTAGTAGTTTTTTGATCACGTTTTTTAAATGCTTTTTTAATTTTTTCGTTACGTTCTTTTTTCTTTCTACGTTCTCTTGCTGCTTTTGCTGCTGCTTCTTTATTTGCTTTAGCTTCATTTACACTGTCACCAAGTATAGTTCCAGTGCCTTTTTCAAACTGTTCTTTTGCTTGAGCTATATCATATACAGATAAACCTAATGCTCTACCTTCTGCATCAGACATACCATCTTTCATAAAAGATGCCATTTTATTAAGTCTACGATTTTTACCTTCAAAAGCCGCAGCAACATTTGGATCACCTCGCCTTACTGCAGCATCATATAATCTTCTATCTTGCTCAGTTAAAAAATTAGTATCTTGATCGGTAAACCTAGTAAGTGGATTAGAAGAAGGACTAAACGTACCTTCATATTTATCAGACTTTTCACCTTCACCTTTAAATATATCTGAAAATGCACCCTTTACTCTTTGAAAAAATCCTTCTTCTATCTCTGGTTTAGTAATACCATTTTCTTTCATTAACTTTTCTAATTGTTTTCCTTGATAACCTGCACCTAATCTTCCAATTCCTAATGCAGGAATAAAACCCGACCCTAAAGTTAATAAAGATTTAAATTTTTCATTTGCTATATATGCATCCTTAACAGCTTGTTCACCGCCTTCTTTATTATCACTTAACATATCTTTTAGTTTATTTAACTGTGTTTGACCACCCTGATCTCTTACCATTCTTTCTAAACGTGCTTTATCTTGACTATTATCATCACGAACTTGTGTGCTTTCTACAGAGGTACTTTCTAAATCAGTTGTGGTTGTTTCATCTTCTGTATAAGTTTCTTTTAGTACAAATCCTTCGGGTATCTCATTTACAGCAACATCATTATAAAAATTAATCATTCTTGTTTCGCCAGTTTCAGGATTAAAATATTCTTTTTGTGTATATACATCATCTACTGTGGGTACAAAATCATTTGTAGTTCCTGTTGTACCTGTGTTACTTGTAGTTGTAGTTCCAGTTGTTCCTGTTGTACCTGTAGTGCTTGTTGTAGTTTTTGGTGCAAGGCTACCATCGTCAAATGCCTCCATAAACTTAGGCATGTATCCACCTGCAGGTGAGGGTGCAGGGATTGGCGGTGCTACAGAACTTGGTGGTACATAAGGAGCATTAGTCTGTGGTTGACCTTGAAATACAGATGGTTGATAGCCACCTATACCTGTAGCAAATGTACCTTGATTAGCATATACCATACCACCACCGTACATTTCTTTTGGTTCATCTTCTTCTGGTCTACCTAGTATAACAAGATCAGCAGGTCCAAATGGCATATCGTCAGGCATGGTAGCTTCTTCACTATTGCCCATTTGACCCATAGCTTCCATTGTTTTTAAACCCATCTTAGCGTCTTGTCGTTGTTGCATTAGTTTTTCTAAACCAATAAAACGTGTTACGTCAGCAGGAAAAACAAACTCACCTTCACTTAACATGGCAGGTATATCGTCACGTACTTCTTTTTTAGTAGAGCCAACAGGTACATCATTACCAGATACAGGGTCTACAGAACCACCCTCATCTTTTAAACCACCCTCGTTAAATAGTTCCATTTGTTTTTCATACATTTTTTAATACCTCATCCCTTAGTAGTTTAAGTCTACGTAGTTGATATACTGCACCTTGTGCTCTATGCATAGCAATAGCATTGTCTGATTGTTCCATTAGTCTGTGTTGTTGATCTAT